CAAAGGTGCAAAAAAATCCCTGCGTAAAGCATTCAAAAGCAAACGTCCAATTTTTCTATGGGGTCCTCCAGGAATTGGTAAGTCCGATATTATCAAACAACTCGGTACCGAGCTCGAAGCCCACGTTATCGATGTTCGTTTGAGTCTTTGGGAGCCCACTGACATTAAAGGTATTCCTTACTTTGACTCAAATACTAGCAAAATGGTTTGGGCACCTCCTAGCGAATTGCCAGATGAGGCACTTGCATCTAAACATAAACAAATTATCCTGTTTATGGACGAAATGAACAGTGCCGCACCCAGCGTACAAGCGGCAGCTTATCAGCTGATTTTGAATCGCCGTGTTGGTACTTACAAACTGCCAGACAATGTTGTTATGGTAGCGGCTGGTAATCGTGAAACTGACAAGGGTGTTACATTCCGTATGCCTGCTCCGTTGGCTAACCGTTTTGTTCACTTGGAAATGACTGTCGAGTGGGATGACTATTTTGAATGGGCGGCAGACAACAAGGTGCATAAAGACGTAGTTGGTTTCTTGTCATTTAGCAAGAAAGACTTGTACGACTTTGATCCAAAGTCTAGCTCACGTGCATTTGCTACACCACGTAGCTGGTCATTTGTTAGCGAATTGTTGCACGATGATGACACTGACACAGATACATTAACTGATTTGGTATCAGGTTCTGTAGGTGAAGGTCTTGCAATTAAGTTTATGGCACACCGTAAACACTCTAGCAAAATGCCCAATCCTACAGACATTTTGAGTGGCAAGGTTACTAAAATGGATAGTAAGGAAATTTCAGCTCAATATTCACTTGTTGTTAGCTTGTGCTACGAGCTTAAAGACGCTTGCGATAAGAATGCTAAAAATTGGAACACCCAAGTTAATAACTTCTTCCAATTTATGATGGCTAATTTTGAAACAGAATTAGTAATTATGGGCACTAAATTGGCATTGAGCACTTACAAACTGCCGTTAGATCCAGATGAGATCGCATGTTTTGATGCGTTTCACGCTAAGTTTGGCAAGTACATTAGCGCCGCTACTGAAAAAGATGACCGCCGTAAATAATTAAATGCAGTAGTATTTGACACCTCCTCCGGGAGGTGTTATAATATATACATACAGTAAAGGAGCATTCATGTCACACGTAGATCCAATTATCGACAAAATTATCGTAGCCCGTGTGGGTCTACTACTTCGTCATCCGTTCTTTGGTAACATGGCGACTCGTCTAAAAATTCAAGAAGGCAGCGACTGGTTGCCTACTGCGGCAACAGATGGTCGAACTATCTATTTTAATCGAAAGTTTTTTGAGCCGTTGTCAATTAAACAAGTTGAGTTTGTCATTGCTCACGAAATTTTGCATAACGTGTTTGATCATATGTCACGTCGAGAAGGCCGCAAACCCGATATCTTTAACATTGCCGCTGACTATTGTGTAAATGGACAGATTGTGCGTGACGGTATCGGCGATCACAATATTGAAGGTATTAAGATCTTCCATGATAAGAAATATTATGGTATGGGTGCAGAAGAAATCTACGATCAAATTTACGATCAAATGGACGAAGAACAATTAAAAGCTCTTGGTCAATTGCTCGACGAACATATTGATTGGGGAGATGACAGCGATGGCTCCGGTCGTCCTAAATATTCCAAAGAAGAATTAAAAGAAATTCGTGATGAAATTCGTGAAGCTACTGTACAAGCGGCACAGGCGGCGGGTGCAGGAAATGTTCCGGCAAACGTGCAACGAATGATTAAGGATCTCACTGAACCTAAAATGAACTGGCGTGAGATTTTGCGTCAGCAAATCCAAAGTACAATCAAAGACGACTTTAGTTTTATGCGCCCTAATCGCAAGGGCTGGCACATGAGCGCAATCCTGCCTGGAACCAATTTTAAAGAAACTATTGATATTTGTGTTAGTATTGACATGTCCGGTTCAATTGGAGATGATCAGGCTAGAGATTTCCTAAGTGAGATCAAAGGCATTATGCAAGAGTACCAAGACTTCAATATTAAAGTTTGGTGTTTTGATACTAGAGTGTACAACGAAGCATCGTTCGATGGTTATTCAATGGATGAGTTTGATGACTACGAACCAGTAGGTGGTGGCGGAACTGAGTTTGATGTCAACTGGGAATACATGAAAGAAAATGATATCCACCCTAAAAAATTCATCATGTTCACAGACGGTTATCCCTGGGGTAGCTGGGGTGATGAGAACTACTGCGATACAGTATTCATTATCCACGGCAACGATAAGATTGTTCCTCCATTCGGCGAGTACGCTTATTACGAACAAGCAAAAGAGCTAGCGTAATTATGGCTCTAAAAACAGGCAAACCTAATCCTTTAAATTTCTTTGATATTAGGAGGGTAGAGTTTGCCTGTCCACATTTCAAATATACTTCAATCAGCAAATATAATCCATCATTGCTCAAATCCGTGGACATGTGGATACGCAAGAATCTAAATAATCGATATTATGTAGGACAAGGAATAACTCTAGATAATACAAATACCATTGTTTATAATACAATAATAGGTTTTGAAAGCGAAAAGGAATTAAGTTTCTTCACAATTGCCTGCCCGCTTTTACAAACCAGATAATTATATACGTACATATTAAGGAGATACTATGTCAGAAGAACTAAAAAAACAAGATCCAGTGGCCGAAGCGCCTGCAACTGAAACCCCTAACAACGATTTATCTATTAACGATCTGCAAGCAATGAAGGTTATTATCGATATCGCTAGTTCACGTGGCGCATTTAAGCCAAATGAAATGGTAGCAGTGGGTCAAACTTACAACAAATTAGAACAATTTTTAGAACAAGTAGCTAAACAAGCCGAAGCACAAAAAGCTGCCGCTACAGGAGGTTAATATGGCCGAACTTAAACACGTTGGTAGAATTATATCTACCAAACAACGTTGCTTAGTAGCGTATCGTACACTACCAGGTGATTCACATTACTGTCTAGTTATTCCGACAGATAGTTTAACTGATGCTTATCATAATTCAATTATTAACTTAGTTGAAAGCCAAGCGGCTCAAGACTCATATGAATTTGCAGAAGTGTTAATGCGTAACTATTTCTCGGACGGAAATAATATGTTAAAATGGTTACACGCAAATGGACTGTTGTTAAAAATGGCAACCAGCTCTATTGAGATGTGTCCAACTACTAGCATAACTGTTCAACTTAGCGAGCTTAATCAAATCATTGCTGAACAACGCGGTGTGTCAGTTGATGATTTATCTATTCCACCATCAAGCGATGAGTCTAAAGTAATCGAAGCTAAGAAAGAAGCAAGCCTTGCTAAACCAACTGCCGTTGTAGAAGAATCTAAAACAGTAGATATGAACGATCCAGTTGCTACTGCAAAGCATTATCGTAGCCAAGCTGACAAGTTGGCAAAAGAAGCGGCAAACTTTCGTAGACTAGCCGAGGAGTTGGTTCCGACCAAAAAGAAAGCTGAGTGACAAAATCGGGAAGATCACTTCCCAAGGATGTCATTGATCATTGGCCAGAAATTTTCGGTGAGGTAAAGCTCAACGTAATGCCTCTTAGGTATCTCCATACCGTTCTGGTCAATTTTAAAGATGGAAAGACTTGGGAAATAAAAATAACAGCCAAAACCAAAAAGGAAGGATGGATCGCCTTTGAAAAGAACTTGATGGAACTTATTAAAAATTACGAAGATAATATCGAGAACGTAGATTTTAAACTGGATACTCCACAAGTTAAAAAAGACATTGAAGCAAGCACCCACAAATTTCTCAAAAGAAAGCAATTATAAATAATGAATGTTCGATTACTTAGTTACAGTCAGCCAACCGAAGAATTTGCAGGTATGGGTTTACAAGACGCACAAGAACTCATTGCGTATTGCGCCCGTGTCAGCAATCCCTCCAATCAACTCAACACAGACACATCCGAAAAACTCATCAGATACTTGGTCAAACACCAACACTGGAGCCCACTTGAAATGGTCTCCGCCTGTATCGAAATCACCACAACCAGAGACATTGCCCGACAAATCTTGCGACACAGAAGTTTCAGTTTCCAAGAGTTCAGTCAGCGATATGCTGACCCTACTAAAGATCTGTCGTTTGTATGTAGAGAAGCACGACTCCAAGATCCAAAGAACAGACAAAACAGTGTCGACGTCGATGATCAACTGCTACAAAACGAATGGTACAGAGCTCAACAACGAGTTATCTATGCCGCCAAAAGAGAATATGAATGGGCTATCGCTAACGGCATAGCAAAAGAGCAAGCTCGTGCGGTATTGCCAGAAGGCCTTACAGAAAGTCGTTTATATATGAATGGAACACTACGTAGCTGGATTCACTTTATTGAATTGCGTAGTGCTAATGGCACACAGAAAGAACACCAAGAAGTTGCTGTTGCCTGTGCTAAGGTGATAGCTGAGATTTTTCCTCTAGCCAACGAACTTCTAGCCAAGTAAAATCATTTATTTTATCCAATGCCTCTTTATCGGAGGCATTTTTTTGACCGTATGCTTGCCCGGAGAGTGCGCCTAAATAGGCATAAAACCCGTATGGTACTGCATCGTTAATTGTACACCATTGATGTAATCTAGATAAAGATTCTTCATTATTAATCACTACTAGTTTACAACATTCACGAAAGGCACTACGCCATGTGCTAAATGGATCTGTATTAAACGCTGTGATGTTACTAATCTCTTCCATTGCTTTAAACTTGGTGCTGATATTCATAGTCATATCGGTACTAGTAACATCCATGTTTAATGTTAAATGTTTGGGTAATAACTTAACTCCGCCGTAGCCGTATTCTAATTGATTGATAGGATTACGACTACGCCATACGTGAACTACATCTAAGTCCCATTCTGATACAACATGGTCAAATTTAAAACTATCTAACACTATTGCATCAGCATCTACAACCCAAAACATTTTAGTAAATGCTTTTTTGGCAGCGGCAATGTGTGCCTGATGTATGCCTTTAACACCGTGAACTCGCTTTACTAACGGATAGCGTTCTTTTAACCTAGTAAAATTTTCATCGGCATTAGGTTCATTATACGAGATAAAAATTATATCATACACGTTTACGAATAATCCTTGGAGT